AGCCGGCTCTGGGATAAAATACCAATCACCCTATGAAGATCCTCAGCATCAGCGACAAGGAGGGAAGCGCGATCGACCGGCTGGCGGTCATGAACGTCGGCCGCCTCCCCCACCTCACGATCGCTCACATCGCCATCCACCCCAAGCGCCCCGAGCCCGATCGCGTGGAGGCGTTCCGCCGGCTGCTCGATGGCGCCGACATCGTCGACTGCCAGTACTACAAAAGCGCCGTGACGCTCCGCAAGCTCGTGCCGGAGATGGAAAAAAAGAAGCTGGTGCTCACCCACCACAACGAGCACGGCCTGGGCGTCGAGGAGGAGTGGCGGAATTACCGATGGGACGTTCACGTCGTCAAGAACAAGTGGCAACAGCGGACGCTCGCCCAGACCGGCATCCAGGCGATCCTGATCCGGCACGCCGTCGAGATGGAGCACCTGCCGTTCATGAAGGAGCTGACGACCGACAAGATCGTCGGCTACGTCGGCCAGATCAAGAAGGTGAAGGGCATCAGGGAACTGAAGCGCGCCTGCGACGAACTGGGATACCGCCTGATGATTTGCGGCAAGGTNTCCGAGGCCGGCTACTGGGACGAGCTCGACAAGAAGGACCTCATCATGGCCCAGGACATCCCGGTCGAGAAGATGGGGGAGCTCTACGCGAAGATGCGCGTCTACTGCGCCAACTCCGACGACGGCACCGAGAGTGGCACCATGCCGATCCTCGAGGCCATGGCGGCCGGCATCCCGGTCGTGACCCGCAAGATCGGCCTCGTGCGCGACTGCGGGGAGAACGGCAAGAACATGATCGTGCGCGACGGCAAGTACACCGACGTCGAGGACCTGAAGGCGTCGCTCAAGCTCGTCATGGAAAACGACGACGTGGCGAACGAGCTGCGGGAGAACGCCTGGCGCACCGTCCGCCAGTACCACGCCGACGTCCAGGCACGCGAGTACGAGAAGCTGTGGCGCCGGACCCTTTACCCGGACACGCCATCGGTCTCGATCATCATGCCCACCTGCGGACGGCCGGCGGCGCTCTGCGAAAACCTGGAGGCGATCGGCGGCCAGACGCACAAGAACCTGGAGGTGGTGGTCGTCGACGACTCTCATCCCAAGGGGGAGGAGCGCGGCAAGAACGAGCGGATCGTCGAGGAGGCGCGCAAGCTCCATGACCTCGACATCCGATACATCCGGAGCGGCCAGGTCCTCTTCGCCGAGGATGGCACGATCAAGGACTACGGCCTCGCCCGGGCCCGGAACCTCGGCCTTATCGAGGCGGTCGGCGACATCGTCGTCATCTGCGACGACCGGCTCAAGATGCACCCGGAGGCCGTGGACAAATTCGTCCGGAAGCTCCGGAGCATCGACACCAAGAAGGCGTGGGTGTGGGGAGCCAAGAGCGGCGTGTTCAAGAGCTTCGTCGAGAACTTCAGCGCGACATGGCGGCGGACGATCCTCGACGGCGGCGGATTCAACGAGCGCATCGACCAGTACGGCGGCACCACGCAAGAGATCAGCGGCCGCTTCGGGGCCCAGGGCCTCCGCTTCGAATTCTGCCCGGAGGCCGCGGCCGAACCGATCATCGGGACACATTCTAAATCCAGCCATCGTGCGGAGATCGTCCGCATGAAGCTCCGGCTCTACCGGATGGGCTTCCAGTGATATGCATCGAGCACTCAAGTGTTTCATCTGCCCAAAGGACACAAAGGACGAAGCCGGCGCGCTCGTCTGCGAGAGCTGCGCGGTCAAGTCGGTGCTCGAGGTCGGCGGCGGCAACGCGGTGCACCAGCATCAAGGACTGCGCCGCCTCCCCCATTATCTGAACCTCGATCGCGTACCCTATGACGACCGGACCGTGCGGACAACGCTCGGCGTCGATCCGCTGCCGGCTAAGGACGACAGTGTGGACTTCATCTACACGAGCCACTGCCTCGAGCACGTCACCGAACTCAAGTACCTGCTGAACGAATGCTGGCGCGTGCTCAAGGAGACCGGGAGCATGGAGATCGTCGTGCCGCTCTTCAGCTCCGACAAGGCACTCGCCATCGACCACGTCCGCGTGTTCAGCCGCGAGACATTCAAGAGCCTGCAGTACTCCGACATCCGCGACTACGGCTTCAAGCCGTGGCTTATCCTCTACTGCGAGGGCGAGAAGGACAACGCCGGGAACCCCGAGATCCGCTGCCGCATGGCGCCGGACAAGACCACATGAAAACACCTGGATCCGCCACCAAACCGGGCCACCTCTACCACGAGCCGGCCTTCAAGAGCGACCTCCCCCATCAGCGCGGCAACGCCGACCGCTGGCGGATCCTCGAGCTGCACGAGGACTGGCGCGGCAAGGTCGTCGTCGACTACGGCTGCAACGCCGGATATTTCACGTTCATGACGGCAACGCACGGCGCCAAGCTCTCCCACGGCTTCGACATCGACCGGGAGGCGATCCGCTTCGCCAGGCAACAGGCGATCGACAACAGCATCAGGAACGTCACCTTCAACGACAAGGACCTGGCGAACTACTACTACCACGAGGAGCTGAACCCCGATGTCGTCCTGCTGCTCTCGGTCATCCCCTGGATCGAGCGGACCGAACCGAACCCCTGGACCATCCTGCGCGAGCTCATGACGGCCAAAACGGCCTATATCGAGCTGATGTACGAGGGGGACGGACGTGCAGGCATGGCGGGCATAAAAAGCGACCTGGAGGCCAAACGGTGGCTCCAGGGCCATTATAAAACGGCCTACCCGGTCGGCTGGACCTGGCCCGAGCACAACGGCGGGATCCGCCGGTGCCTCTGGCGCTGCAGCCAGGAGGAGACCCCGGGCCGGAAGGAGAAGGCCGATCACGTGGGAAGCCAGGCGTTCGTCTACCTGCATGAGCGCATCGTCGTGAAGGCCGGCCGATCAGAAAGCCGATACCAGGCGCCGCGGGAGGTCGTCGCGCTCGACCGGATGAAGATCGACATGGTGGCGCCACAGCCGGTGTTCATCAACCCTGGCGAGAACATGATCGGGATGACAAGGCTGCAAGGTGCCACGCTCGCATCGTGGGGCAAGATCCCGCCAGGCGGGGAGGACTGGTTCATGGCCCAAGCGGAACGCATCTGCCTGGCGATGGAGAAGCGGAACGTCAAGCACAACGACGTGCGGCCGGAGAACCTGTGGGTCGGAGCGGACGGCCGCCTGTACCTCCTGGATTTCGGATGGGCGACAGTCGATGGAGTGGGGGAGGTTCCGGCGACGATCAATCCGGAGTACAGGGCGGCGAACGATCGGGGGAGCTTTGAAAAAATCTACGAACGCCTATGCCAGAAGTAAAGATATCGCTCGGTTGCGGCGAACGAGCACAGCCCGGGGTGGTCGGCCTCGATATCGTCGACTTCGGATGGAACAAGGTCTGGGACGCGACGCGTGACCCGATTCCTTTCCCGGACTCGAGCGTCGATCACATCGAGGCCGACAATTTCATCGAGCACATACCAAGACAGCACTGGATCCGCCTTTTCAACGAGTGCTGGCGCGTCCTCCGTCCGAGAGGCAAAATGGTGGTGAAGGTCCCGGACGCGGCGAAGTCGATCCACATCGCCATGGCCGATCCAACGCACGTCAGCCTCTGGGTCCGCGGCACGCTCAGATACCTGACCGGCGAGAGGCCCCGGAATGCCGATTACGGCATCCGGCCATGGGACATCATCATCAGCCGTGACGACGAGAAGGACGAGCGCGTGCACCATTTTGAAATCAGACCTAACAAATGACTCTATGCTGCCGAGACCGATCCGCATCTTCAACACTCCCTGGCACATCGCCCACCAGTACGAGCTCTATAAAATCCCGAACACCGAATGGTACCACTGCGTGAACTCCGTGCGCCGATGGGGCAAGTACCGGCCGCGTCCGGAGAACGTCCACAACGTGCCGTTCTACGAGCCTGGCAAGTACGACCTGGCCGTGCTCCACGTCGACCAACAGTGCGTCGATCCCACCCTCGGCAAGAGCCGGCTCTACCGGGAACTCAACGAGGCGATCACCGACATCCCCAAGATCGTGATCAACCACGGCACGCCGTTCTGGCCGGAGGTCTACACGGCCGAGTACCTGAAGATGAAGATGAAGGTGCTGCTCGGCGACAACCACGTCATCGTGAACAGCCACCGGGCCAAGGAGATGTGGGGCGAGATGGGCCGGAGCGTCGACACGATCATCCACGGCCTCGACCCGGACGAATGGCTGGACCTGCCCAAGGAGCCACGCGTCGTGACGTCGCTCTCGCCCGCCGGCCTCGACCGATACTACAACCGGAACCTGCTCCATGCGGTCAAAGAGAAGCTGAAGGAACGAGGCATCAATCACTGCTGGATCACGGTCGACAAGATCTGCGACGACTTCGACGATTACCGGAACTTCATCGGCCGATCGCTCCTCTACTTCAACCCCACGCTCGAGAGCCCCATGCCGCGCTCGAGGACGGAAGCGATGCTCTCCGGCGCCTGCGTGATCACGCTCGCCAATCACGGCGCCGAGGACTTTATCCAGAATGGCGTGAACGGCTTCACGGTCCCGAACAACCCGATGGCGGTCGTCGAACTCGTGACCGGAATCCTCGAGGGCGGCCTGTATAAGCAGGCCATCGAGATCGGCCAGCGCGGCAAGGCCACGGCGCGGGAACTCTTCGGCAAGGACCGATTCCAGGCCGAGTGGTCCGCGTTGATCGAGCGCGTGCTCAAGGAGGCCGGACGTCTATGAGCCGCGCCGACCGGAGCGTATACGATCGTCGCATCTACGACGAAAGGTATCGAAGAAAAAAGAATCGACGGTGCACTGACTGCGGGAAATTGCTGACCACAGCCAACAATCCGAAACGATGCCTGAAATGCGCGGCGAGATGGAGAATAGAAACCAAGCCGGAAACGATACCGCCGAGCCGACTCAAGACAGGCAAGCGATCTTATCGCCGATGGGTCATCATCAAAGGCTGGCTGAAGTGTTGCGTCCATTGCAGATCGACCAAGAATCTCCTCGTCCATCACAAGGACCACAATCGAGATAATAATTCATTGGAGAACCTCGCCGTCGTTTGCGCCAAGTGCCACACGACCATTGAGCATCCGAGAAAATTCTATGGAAACCAGCACACCAAAAAATGAATTGCGCGTGGGGCTTCTGAGCATGGAACTTCACGAGAACCGCCAGGCTAACACGGTCGGCTCGTCGCGGATCCGCGGCACCTGGCTTATCAAGAATTGGCCGGACGCGGAGCTGTTCAAGATCGGCAAACGCTACGATGCGGTTATTTTTCAAAAGGCGTACCACCTGGAATTCATGAAGGCATTCGAGGGCGTGAAGATATTCGACATCTGCGACCCGGACTGGCTGGACGGCAAGCCGGTGAAGGAGGCGATCGAACTCTGCGATGCCGTGACGACGAGCACCGAGGCGCTCGCCGAGTACCTCCGCACGATCACCGACAAGCCGGTCGTCTGCGTGCCGGACCGCGTCGACATGACCGAGCACCAGGCCCGAAAGGTGCACGAGGGCCGCGCCCGATCGGCGGTATGGTTCGGCTACCACCACAACCAGATGGTCGTCGACCAGGCGCTCTCGACGCTCAAGCGGCTCGGCCTGCAGCTCACGGTCGTGAGCGACATGCCGTACTATCCGCAAGGAGTGATCGCGGCGGTCGGCGACGACTGGATCAAGGCAAACGTCCGGAACGTGAAATACGACTACAGCACCATCTGCGACGAGCTCGTGGCCTCCGGTGACATGCTGATCAATCCGAGGTTCGAGACCGGACGGTTCAAGTACAAGAGCAACAACAAGACGCTCACTGCCTGGGCCTGCGGGATCCCGGTGGCGAACGACGCGGAGGAGATGGAAAAGTACATGGAGGAGGCCGCCCGGAAGGAGGAGGCCGATAAGCGCCTCGAGGAGATCCGGAAGGACTGGGACGTGAGCCTGTCGGTGAAGGCGTACCAAGACCTGATCGCCGACATCGCGTCGAAACCGCGTCCGCTGCCGGCCAAGGTATGAAGCCGCCGGCGCCGCTCGAGCAATTCGAATGTGAGGCGCTGGTCGCCTGGCTCGAGCTGCGGCCGACGCTGCGCTTCTCCCACATCGCCAACGAGACCTTCACCCGGTCATGGAAAATAAAAGCCCGAAACAAAAAGATGGGCGTTCGTCCCGGCGTGCCCGATTACCTGATCGTGATCCCGGCACTGACGAGCTTCGAGAACAGGGTCCGCAAGGAGGACCGGCTGGTGTTCATCGAGATGAAGCGCCGGGACAGCTCGCCCTCGCAAACATCGGAGGAGCAGACGCGCTGGATCCAGGCGCTCGCCAAGGTACCAGGCGTGACCGCCGCCGTCTGCCGAGGCTTCGAGGAGGCCCGCAACGTCATCGAAGCCGAGATGCGTCGGCCGTGAGGACGTGCTATGGTGGGGATGAAGGCTCTCGGAAAACTATCTGAAAGCTGTCTGATATGGCCCGCGCCAGACCGACCGTCCCGCACTTCGGTCCGCGTCCGCACCGCGAGCACCGATCCAAGAAGGGGCGCCACATCAGGTTCCCGCCAGACTACGATGCAGCCGCGGACCGGCGCAAGCGGATAGAGGAGATGCGGATTCAAGAACTGGATGAACAATTAAATGACCTCAATTATGGAGATCAAACTGGTTCCGATCGGTGACCTGCAATTCGCGGACTACAACCCGCGCAAGATCACCGACAGCCAATTCCGGAAGCTGCGCGCCAGCCTCCGGGAATTCGGCTTCGTCGAGCCCGTCGTGGTCAACCGCCACCCCGGCCGGGAGAACGTGATCGTAGGCGGACACATGCGCGTGCGCGCGGCGATCGCGGAGGCGATGACCGAAGCGCCGTGCTTTTTCGTTGACCTCGACCCGCAAAAGGAAAAGCTCCTCAACATCGCGCTCAACAGGATCAGCGGCGACTGGGACGAGGAGAAGCTGGCCGAGATGGTCTACAAGCTCAACGAGGAGGGCGCCGACCTGACGCTCTCCGGATTCGAGGAGCACGAGGTGAGCCGCATCCTCGACGACGTGATGCAGGTCGAGGAGGAGGAGCCCGAGGAGATCCCGCCGCCACCGGACGTAGCGACGTCCGTGCCCGGAGAGGTCTACGAGCTCGGACCGCACCGCCTGATCTGCGGCGACTCCACCGACCCGGAGGTCTGGGAAAAGCTGATGGCCGGCGTGAAGGCCGACATGGTATTCACCGACCCGCCGTACAACGTGAACTACAAGAGCCGGAGCCAGGCGCTCATGGACGGCGGCAAGGAGAGCATCAAGAACGACGCGATGACCGTCGAGGCATTCGATGCCTTCATGGACCAGTGCTTCGCCCGCCTGTTCTCGAACGCGCGCGAGGGCGCGGTGTTCTACGTCTGCACCGGCTGGTCGAGCTTCCCGGCGTTCGTCGCCAAGATGAACGCGAACGGATTCCACCTCTCCGGCATCATCATCTGGGTGAAGGACAACGCGAGCATGGGATGGAACGACTACCGCTACAAGCACGAGCAGATCATCAAGGCCGAGAAAAAGGGCGTGAAGGCGGTCGGCATCATCTACGGATGGAAGGAGGGCGAGAGCCACCGCTTCAACGGCGACCGGGACGAGTACGACGTGTGGGAGGCGCCGCGCAAGAGCACGAGCGAATACCTCCACCCCACCGAGAAGCCGGACTGGCTCGTCATGCGGGCGATCCGCAACAGCTGCCAGCGCGGCGACGTCATCGTCGACCCGTTCGGCGGGAGCGGATCGACCCTCGCCGCGGCGCACAAGATGGGCCGCCGGGCGTTCATGATCGAACTCGACCCGAAATTCTGCGACGTTATCAGGGAACGCTGGACTAAGATGCAAGGAAAAGTATGAACACGCCAGAGCACAAAAACGAGCACCTGACCCGCCCGGGAGGCTTCAAATTCCAGGCGTACCACCACGAGGCCGTCGAGCTGCGCTACCAGGGCAAAACGTACCTCGAGATCTCGCTGATCATCGCCAAGAAGTACGGCCGCGACTTCAAGGAGTCGACCTGCCGGGCATGGTTCGGACGAGGCCACATCCTCGACACTGTCTACCTCGACTACGCCCGTCAGGAGAACGAACGCCGGCGCCAAGCCACCCGAGAGGAGCTCAAGAAGCTGGTGAGCGTCCTGCCCATCACTTTCGAGAAACTGATCCGCCAGCGATTCATCCGCAACAAGGATGGCGCGGTGATCACCGACGACGCCGGCCAGCCGCTCGAGAAGCTCGACATGGTGACCGTCGCCGCCATCGACAAGCTCTGCAAGATCCTCGGCATTGCCGATGACGCGGGCAAGACCGGGGAGGATCCGACCGACCGCTACTTCGACAAGCTCGAGACCGAAATCGACGGCCATGAAACTGACCCGGCTCCTCAATGAATCGGTCCGGCGGTGGCACAAACGACAGCACTACGAATACCAGCGGCGGATCGCCGAGGCGATCGTGGAGGCCATGGAGGCCGCGGCCCGAGGGGAAACGAGCGAGATCCCGGTCCAGCTCCCCCGCCAGGCCGGCAAGACCACGGTCGTTGTCGACACCACCGAATTCCTGCTCGTTGCCTTCCGCCGCTACTTCGGCCGCCCGCTCCGGGTCGGTATTTTCGCTCCGCAGATCGAACAGGCCACCACCGACTTCGACCGCCTGAAGCTCCAATTTGCCGACCTGGATCCGATGGGCTTCAAGACCAAGCTCGACCCGAAGGGGGAACTGAAGATCCCCGAGAAGTGGAACTCCAAGACGATCCGCATGTACCGATCGGATGGCGAGCTGGCCGGCGAGGTCTACATCTTCCCCATCAGTAAGACGAGCAACCCGGAATCGAAAACGCTCGACCTGATCATCATCGAGGAGGCCCAGGACATCGACGACGAGAAGATGAAAAAATCGGTCTTTCCGATGGGCGCGAGCACCAACGCTCCCCGCATCTATATCGGCACCGCCGGCACACGCCTCTGCTACTTCAAGCGCCAGCTCGAGAACAACACCCGCCGCATCGTCGTCGCGCTCGAGGAGGTGTTCCGCCAGCGGCGCGACACCGCGAAGTCGAGCGGCGACCAGATGCACCTCCTGTATGAACGGTTCGTCGAGCACGAGATCCAGGTGCACGGCGCGGAATCCGATTACATCCAGACCCAGTACTACGGCAAGTGGATCATCGGCGCCGGCCAATTCACCACCCAAGAGGAGCTGGACCGGATGATCGTGAAGGGCCGGACCACGATCGACGAGAACAAGGAGTGGGTGATTCCGGACGACAAGAAGCAACGACCGCAGCCTGCCTTCTCCTGCTACGTCGGCATCGACACCGCCAAGAGCCCGGACCGCACCGTCGTCACGGTGCTCCGCGACAACACTGTCCGCAAAAAGACCGAGCTGCTCGGCTGGCTGTCGCTCCCGGGGGAGAACTACGAGGACCAATTCGAGATGATGAAGAAGTGGCTAGCACCTTTTCAAAACATCAGGGCGATCGCCATCGACGCCACCGGCCAGGGCGATTTCATGCCGGATAAATTCGAGCGGCACACCAGCTACAACCTGCACCGGGTGAAATTCAGCGCCGAGACCAAGGACGTCATCTACAAGAACCTGCTGCAGGTCACCAAAAACAATCTGACCGAGCTACCGGACGTGCCGATGAATCGGGACTACCAGCTCTTCCGCCAGGAGATGCTCGACCTCCAAAAAGAATACAAGGGCCGCTTCATGAGCTGCCACCACCCGGACGCACCGAACGCCCATGACGACTACCCGGACTCCTGGGCGCTCGCCGAGTACGCCCTGACCCTTGCCAAGACCAAGGAACCCTCCATCCGATTCCTATGACCGACACCGAACGAAAACTGAGGGAATGCGAGGTGCTGCTCGATGCGCTGGCGCGCAAGCTCCAGGAGGCGATCAGAGCCGCCGAAAGGACCGAGACCCCACCGCCGGCCGCAAAACCCCGCGTAGGCCCGCCTGTGCGGCCTCCAGGGGCGCCGGCGGGCGGGAGGATCCCGGGGAGCTTCCTCATCTTTTGCGCCGACTGCAAGCAACGATCGCTCGCCTACGTCAAGCTGATGGACGCGACCTGCCGCCATTGCGGCGGGATCCACGTAAGCAAGGTGACCAATAAATCCGATGCCTAGCTCTGCCTCCGCCATCCACTGCCCGAACGACCAGTGCCGGAAACCGATCATGACCCAGGTCGCCCTGGTCGAGGGGTCCAGGTTCGTCATGAAGTGCCCGGCGTGCGGCGCCTTCGTNCGGATCATCGCCGCGTTTCAATTTATCCACAAGCGAATTCTGACGGACCCCAAAGAAAAGAATATACTCACTGAAGAAGCCCGAGAGGGCGAACGCCTATGAAGCGCACATCGCTGCAACGGATCGCCGATCGCCTGGCCAACTGGGCCGGCTACGTGAGCAAACAGATCAACATCACCGGGGGCAACACCGCCTGGTCTTTGTTCTCTCACCCGCCAGGAAAGCAGACCGACTACCTCGGCGCGTTCAAGTCGTGGGTCTACGCCTGCGTGAAGGCGCGCGCAACGGACGCGAGCCGTATCCGTCTGACGCTCCTGAAAGCGAACCGCAAGACCGGCGAGACCGAGGAGGTCACCGACCATGACGTGCTCTCGCTCCTGCGGCGCGTGAACCCGTGGATGACCTTCCGCCAGCTCATCGAATACACCATCTCCTACAAGCTGCTGGCCGGCGAGGCGATCTGGTTCCTCGTGCGCGCGGGCAAGGACAACAAGACCGGCACCATCCGCCAGATCTGGATGCTCCGGCCGGACTGGCTGACGGTTAAGACCGACGCGGAGAAATTCGTGACCGGCTACATTTACCGGCCGCCCGGCGGCGACGCGATCGACATCCCGGTCGAGAGCATCATCCACCACAAGACGTTCAATCCGACCGACGCATACCGCGGCATGAGCATCATCCGCGCCGCGGCCGCGGTCATCGACAAGGAACAATTCTCCGAGGAGTACCAGCGGAAGTTTTACCAGAACAGCGCCATCCCGGCCGTTGTCCTGTCGACCGAACAGAAGCTCGACGACTCGATCATCAAGCGCATGCGCGAACAGTGGTACGCCGAATTCGGCGGCATCGACAAAGCGCACCGCGTGGCGATCCTCGAGGGCGGACTCGAGATCGCGCCGTTCTCGGTGAGCCAGAAGGACATGGAGCTCGTGAGCCAGATGGGCTTCGACCGCGACAAGATCCTGGCCATTTTTGAAACGCCGAAATCCCGCCTTGGCATGACCGAGGGCGTGACGGTATCGAACGCCGAGGCCACCGACTACATCTTCGCCAAGGTGACCCGGGCCGACATGGAGGCACTCGTCGACACGCTGAACGAATTCCTGCTGCCCAAGTACGGCGACGGCGAGGACATGTTCTTCGAATTTGATGACCCGGTCCCGGAGAACGTGGAAGCCAAGATGCGTCGGCTCGAGACCGCCTTCCGGATCGGCGCCATGAGCATCAACGAGATCCGCCAGGAGATGGGCAAGGACCCGATCGACGGCCTCGACACGGTCTACATCCCGATCAACATGATCCCGGCGACGAACCTCGATAGCCAGGACGAGGAGGAGCCGGTGAAGGCATCGCGCGGGTCTCTCGGCAAGCGCCGGATCCCGCCGATATCCATCAATCAGAAGATCAGCGAAGCCGTGGCCGATCGCGTGAGCCGGAAGGTGATCGCCACGATCTCCAAGGACCTGAAGGACGGCGAGGCCGCCCGGACCGAGGAGACCATGGGCGTGTCGCATTTCACCAACGAGCAACAGGAGGCGTACTGGAAAGCCATGGTCGCCAAGAGCATCAACTTCGAGGCCGGCTACGAGCGGAAGCTCAAGGAGAACTTCGCGCGCCAGGAGGCCCAGACGATCACGCGGCTGCACTCGACCCAGAAGGCGCTGACCGCCAGGGACGCCGACAAAATCCTCTACCGGCTCTCCACCGAGAACGAAGTGACGGCGGAGCTGATGCTGCCGTACATCAAGCAGATCCTCGAGGACACCGGCAACGACGCGCTCGACTTCGTCGGCATCGAGGACCGGGCCTTCGAGATGAGCGCCGAGGCGGTGCGGCAATTCGTGAAGCATGACGGACTCAAGGGCCTGAAGCACATGAACAAGATCACCCGGTCGAAGCTCCGCAAGGTGCTCGCCGAGGCGATCGCCGCCGGCACCGGCATCCCGGAGATCGCCAGCCAGATCCGCGAGGTGTTCAAAGCGGCCAGCGCGAACCGCGCCGAGATGGTCGCCCGCACCGAGGTGCTGAAGGCCACCAACACGGCCACCGTGGAGGCGTACAAGCAGAGCAACGTCGTCGTGGGCAAGCAATGGTTCACCGCGATCGACGAGCGTGTGTGCCAGTGGTGCGCGCCGATGCACGGCCGGACCAAGGCTCTCGACGTGCCGTACTTCCACCAGGGCGAAACCTTCATCGGCAAGGAGGGCGCGGCGCTCGACCTTTCCTTCGACGAGGTCGGCTCTCCCCCGCTCCACCCGAACTGCCGCTGTACGGTTATCCCGATCCTCCGCCGGTAATTATCCACAGACCATTTTCGTGACGCCGGGAAAATGGTGTACGATGACAACAATGAAATCCGCTGACCGCTGATAGGGCGGTCGACCAGACCATGCGCGCTGGCTCTACTTGAGCCAGCGCATTTTGTTCACTTGACCACGCCTATGCTGAAACAACTCAAGGCATTCGTTCAGAGCATCGAGAAGGCGGAGGACGGAACGCTCTCCGTCGCCATCGCCACCGACGGATCCATCGACCGGGACGGCGAGAGGATCGACCCGAAGGGATGGGACTTCTCGGACTTCCTCCGGAACCCCGTGCTCCTGTGGGCGCACAACTACCGCGAGGAGCCGCTCGGCAAAGTGCTATCGATCAACGAGGAGGGCGGCAAGGTGTTCTTCCGTCCGCAATTCGCGGTCGGCATCAGCGAACGCGCCAAGCGGATGTTCGACTTCTACAAGGAGGGCGTGATGAACGCCTTCAGCGTCGGCTTCATCCCGATGGAATGGAAGGACGAAAAGAACGCTGACGGATCGACGACCCGCGTCTACACCCGGACCAAGCTGCTCGAGATCAGCGCCGTGCCGGTGCCGAGCAACCCGAACGCCCTCGTGCTCGCCCGATCGAAGGGCATGGACGCTGAGATGATCGCCGATCTCGAGAAGGGCATGAAGGACGCGCTCGCTGCCGCACCGGCGGCAACGGAACCGGAAAAACCGGCACCCGCAGCCGAGCCCGAGAAGCCCGTGGCGGAGCCGGAGAAACCAGCGGCCGAGGACCCAGAGGCGGAAAAGACCGCCAAGCTGAAGGCCGACATCATGGAGAGCGTCAGCGGGATGATCAAGGAGGCCCAGGATGGCCACCGGAAGGAACTGCAGGACGAGGTCCACAAGATCATGCAAGCTATCGCCGGAATCAACGGCAAGGATGGCGCCGGGGGAGGGGAACCCGGGAAAAAGGTCGAAGGGGAAAGCGAAGTAACCGTGGACGACATGGTGAAACGCGTACTCCAACATCTCGACAAGGGGATCGGCACCGCTCTCCGGGACATCAAAGCCCGAGAGAAGCGCGACTAAGACCGCCCCGAACAAAAAACGACCATGAAAAATTTCAAGTGCAACAAGTGCGATCACACGGCCAACGAGAAGGGCTTCTGTCCCAAGGACGGCGCCGAACTCGTCGAGGCCAAGATGAACGACACCGACTCGGCCGTGGAAAAACTCCTCGGCAGGATCCGCGAGGTCGTCAAGGAGGAAACCGAGAAAACCGTAAAGGATCTCGGTCTCAATGACGGTCCTGGCAAGAAGATCTTCGGCACAGGCAAGGACCTGTCCCGCGAGGAGCGCACGCAGCTCGTGGAGAAGCTCTTGAGCGATCGCGATCGCGCGACGTATGAGAGCTGCGAGGACGAGAAGGCGCAGAAACGGTTCCTGGCGAAAGCCCGGACGGCGTACTTCTTCAAGCACCTCATCCAGCACCAGATCACGCATGACCAGGCTCACCTGGAAGTCGTGAAGGCGCTGGCCGAAGGTACGAATGCCGACGGCGGCTTCCTCACCCCGAGCGAATTCCGCGCTCAGCTCGTGGAGGACCTCAAAGACAAGGGCTTCCTCCGCAACTTCGTCACGGTCATCCCGATGAACAGCGACTCGCTCGAGCTGCCCACGTTGCTCTCCGGCGTCCAGGTCTCCTGGGGCTCTGAGAACACCACGATCAGCACGACGACCGCTCGCTTCGGCAATCTGACCTTCGCCCCCAAGCGGCTTAACACGATGATCTACACGTCCCGCGAACTCGTCGCGGACGCGGCGCTCAACGTGGTGCAGCTCTTGGTCCGCCTCATCAACGAGGCGATCGGGCGCGAGGAGGATCGCGTGATCGTGAACGGCTCCGGCTCCGGCCAGCCGAAGGGTATCCTCCAGGAAACCCTTCTGGGCATCGACAACGCCAACGTGGATGCGGACCTTCCTGACAACATCAAGAAGCTCCCGTACCGCCTCGGCGCGCCTTACCGGCGCAATGCCCGCTGGCTCATCAACGGCAAGAGCCTCGCCAACGTCTCCGCCCTCAAGGACTCCCAGAACAACTACCTCATCGGTGGCCTGGAATCCAAGGGCGTCGACGCGACGACTCTCGCCGGGTATCCGGTCCATGAGCAGAACGACGTCCCGCTCGACACACTGGTGTTCGGCGATCTCTCGTTCTACTACCTCGCGGACCGTGAACAGGTGGGCGTGGAAACGACCACCGAAGGTGCCGGCACGTTCGAGAAGCACCAGGTCGCCATCAAGGTCTTCGAGCGCATCGACGGCAAGGTGGCCCAGACTCTGGCCTTCCGCACGCTTACGAACGCAGGCATCGATTAGTCGATGCTCGCGGCGTGACGAACCCGGGGGAAGCTCCCTCGCTTACCCCGGGACGCTATGCCGAGAGTACGCATCCGGTTCCGAAAAGCGTTCCTACGATACAAGCCCGGCGATGCCATCATG